TCCTCAGGAAAGAACATATCTGGATCAACAGCCTTACATAGTTGAGTCCCATCAAATGGTGCTGATTCCAAATAGAGATCCATACTCTTCGAACTTCCCTTCTTCCCAGTCCCACAACAGGTCACTTGATGCTGGTCCACAATTACGACTTGCAACGATACGTAGTTCACGGGAAGTATCGTCTTCTTCATCTTGCTTTTGCAATCCAAGAATTACATCAGAGTCTTGATAGAAAGATGATGAGTAACCAATTGCATCTGCTGATACCTGGCGCTTCTTCATCTTCCACAACAGAACTTGAGTAGAAATAACAATAGGAATTTTCTTAGCCATAGCAAGTTGCTTTAGGCCACGAGTTATATTAGTTAACGCTTGAGGGCTGTTCTGCTCTCCGGTAATTTCGTCAACCATCAAATACACACCGTCTACAAATACGATATCTGGACGAAGCTTGTCAATCTTTGCAGCAAGTCCGGTAACAGTCATTGCAGATACCGCATCTGTTAAATAGAACTTGTGCATGCTCTCCATCTCTTCAAGAACCTTTTGATAACGAGCCTCTTCTTCTTTAGTCAGGGCCCCGCGAATCAGCCGGGAGTGAGCAATGTGGGAACGCATCGCATCGTGTCGATGTTGCTGCTCAATGTTGTTCATCTCAAAAGATTGGAACAAAGGAACAAAGCCATCGTTGTGCACATTAACTGCTACCTGCAAAGCAAGAACTGACTTACCTGTTTTAGGTGGAGCAATAATTGTAATTAGTTGACCTGGCTGTAACCCAGCAGTTGCTTGATCAATAGTTTTGAATCCGGTAGCAATTCCTAGTAAACCATTTGGACGAGTCTTAACGTTTAGGTACTCATCAAATCGCTTAGTGGCATTGTTAGTTAAATCAATGTCGGTGCTCTCTCGAGAACCCTCGTCAAGTAGCTTTGCTACGCCCTGTCCAAGTACTGCAATAGCAGTGTTGTGATCTCCCGAAGCAATTGCTTCTGAGGCATCTTGAACTACTGAAATAGTGCTTTGACGTTTGCGGTATTCAATTAACTGATCTAATAAATAATCAATGTTGTCATCTACTGCAAGTAAACGATACGTAGGGAAGTTATCTAATACCGTAACTCCCGTAGGCACTTCTTGATACCGTGTCCAGTGTTGACGAATAAACTTCCAAACAGCTTTATTCTCTTCAACAAAAAACCAGTCGTCTTGTACTCCGGCTTCAAGTAGAACTGAAATGTCTCTGGTACGTATTGCACGAGACAGGAGTCGTACTTCGTTATCTGCTGCCACTACAACCTCCCCATCTCTAAATATTTACTGCCATACCTTAGTCCCCTAGAGGGGATATCCACAACTCCTTTGAGTTCTGGACGATAGGGAAGTTCTCCGACCAAATCTGCTACTGATTCGTATCTGTTTACATAGTTGAATGGGTTAGTCCCAAGATTGTTTAAATCTTCAAAGACTTCTTCCATTTCTTTTTTTGTATAGCCAAACCCTACTAACTCTAATGAGTATCCGTACTTTTCTGCAAAACGCCAAAATAGAGAAAGAGACTGACGGTTGTATTGAGACTCTTCTCCGAATACAGGGACACCTAAAACTTTCTTAACAGTTGGTTTTCTATCAAGAACGCAATCTAGTGTTACTACTACTCGAAGAGGGACCTCATTTGAGATGTCCCCGCCCTTCACTAGATTACTTCGATCTTGCCGTAATTAATTAAAAGTTTTCTAAAAGCTTCGGGAGATTGAACCGCAAGGTTAGCCTCAAGGACCGGTGCCTTTGTAGAGATTTGTGTTGGGTAGACGCCATCGTTTTCAGACATGCGTTCACGAACAAACCGAACATGCTTACAAGAGCTTCTGTTTCTAAACCCAGGGCAGTTGCAACGTAACTTCAAAGAGTTACTTTCGATATCGACTTCAGTATGATGAATGCTTCATAGGCAAAGCTAGCCATTGGTGCGCCATATTGCTCTTCCCACCTACTAAGCGGTGTATTACTTGTAACGATAGTTGGTAATCCCGAATTAAAGCGGGAACGAAGCAGTTCGTCAAACTTGTCTTCTGCCCAACCGGAGGAAGTTTTATGCTCCTTACCGATGTCGTCTAGAACAAATGTTCGAATGACGTTTTCCTTGGGACCGTCTCCATAGATCCCATTGATCATAGTTTCGGTGGCATCATCAAAGTCATCCCACTGAGACTTCTCGATTCGAAGAAGCCTTGGATAGTCCATAAAAAGCCCTGGACGCCTAAGGGTCGTATTTGGGGAACCCCAGGTCTCGGCTGACATACCCCTAATAAGCTCCTGGAGGGCCACAGAGGCGATAGTAGTCTTTCCGTGACCAGGTTTACCTAGGAGCAGTAGTCCCTTACCGCAATTAGGGCTTCCAGCCGCTTGAACGACCTTGCCAGCCTTAACTGAATCAATCCATTTTTGGACCTTTTCAAAGGAGCTGTTTGGAGTCAAATCAGAGAACTCCAACCCAACGGTTTTCATTGGGAGGTTGGCTGCTCTGATCTGTGCTCTAAGGCTTGGAGTCACGTCTTCAAGTTTGTACATTAGCTCTCCAATAGTTTCAGCATCTTTTCCTGATGCGCTAACGTATCTTCGTCCAAACCAATCGGTTCGTCAACTCGACTTACCATTCCGTGGATCATTCCGTAGTACTTCATAAATCTTTGATACATAGGAAGTCCAAAACCGGGGTCTGCAATAACTCGGGTATCTCCAAAGAACATACGCATGCCCTTGAGAATGTGAATCCTTTCAACACCTTCACCAACTCGTTTGTTAATCCAAGTAGCAAGTTGTTTTCCAGAAATTTGATTTACTGCACCGCTACCTCCGCAGGTAGCCATGTACAGGTCATAGAACTCTGCAACAAGATCGTTAGTTGACCAGTCTTCTTCCGGAACATTGATTCTATTGCGGGCTTCTACTTCAACCCTAGTCTTTTTACGGCGAGCACCACCCACCTTTAGGGTATTAACTTTTCCTATAGCGCCGGAATCATCTTCGGTATCTAAAACCTTCTTCTTAGATTTCGGGTCTGTGCTATCTTCAAATACGTCCCAACCCACTTCAGTTCCTTTCTCTGTTTGAGGCGCAGCCTCTATAGATACAGTTACGTTAGTAACTGTATCTATACTCTTAACTCTAGTAGACATATCACTAGTATTAGTACTAGTCATTGTATCTCTGTCAATGTATAGAACGCCTGATAATCCGTCGTCGGTGAATTTAAGATTTGTTCTCCACTGACCAGAATTATCTTGGTGCCTTACAGCTTTTATATATCGATGTAGTTTTAATTCTGCCATGGCATTTCTAATAGCATCTCTACCTTCTGGTACGGATGCAGACATTTCGTCGGCAGATAACACACGCCCAACTTCAACGTAATAGGCAAATAAACCTCTAGCACGTAGCGAAAGGTTTGGGTCTGAATATGGTGACTTCATAGTCTCCTCCTTGTCGGAGCAGACTCACAAAAGCGGAGGCGAGGACGTAGAAAATTAAATTCCACCCCATTGGCATGAGAACTATGCAGGCTACTGTGCTCATAGAGAGGGCAAGTAAGCCTCTCCATTTCCCTAAGGATATTAATAGTTCTTCTATGGCCGTTAATAGACAGGCTGTTGCCCAAGCTGCCACTAGAAGTTCTGTCATAGCTCGAAACCTACCGCCTAAACAAAACCTTGTCAAGGTGGAAGACTCGACCTGTTCCCGAAACTGACGGGGTACAGGTAACTTGAATCTTTGCGTATCCAATACTGGTATTAGCAAAGGTAGCTCTTCCAGTTATCTCAGTAGAGGTTGTATTAGGAAAGGTTGCGGTTGCATAACTAAAGGTATCGGCAGTTACTGCGGTAAGTGTTACTGACCCATTTATCCCGCTAAAGCCAGCGTCTCCTATACCCACGTATAGTTCTTCTCCAACTGAAAATCCATGATTTCCTACAGTAGTTACGGTAACTACCCCAGAAGCTACTGCTACTGAACTCAAGGTAACTGTCTTGGAACCAGGAGCAACAATGTTTAAATATGCCCAGCGGTCTCCTCGGTTCAATACTACAGTATCAGTTTTTTCTCTTAAGAAGTTTTTAGCTAAGTCATACCATTTAAGGGTCATGACGTAAGTTCCGTAAGCGTCTTCATTTTCTGGACGAACTGCTACAGATCCATAATAACCTTTTCCAGGAATTACTGAGATAAAGTCTGTTATTGCTCCAAAAGTTCCTGAACCTGAAGCCTTTACCTTTGCGTAAGCCGCACCTTGAACCAGTGTTTCATCAAAGATGCTTCCTCTAGCAATGGTACGAGTCAAAGAAGCTGATACCCCGCTCCATCCATAGGTACTGTTTTCAAAAGATCCTGAAGGAGCAAGGTTGTCTGCAACATCTGGGAATCCAACTAAAGCAGAGGACGGTTCTATAGACCAAGTAGCTCCGTTAGGCATAAAACTATTTAAAGTTGACTTTAGTCGCGCATTCTTTTGAATGTAGCGGTTAGCGTAATAACTCTTTCCACTTCCAACCATAAGGCTGTTTGCTACAGATATAGTTTCTAGTGCATCGGAAGGGTTTGTAAAAACTGAGGTATCTGCATCAGCTGGATCAATATACGGAGTTGCTATTCTTCCGTACTCTGCTTGTACACCATCAACGTAGAACACCTTAGTTCCACTTCCGGCATCAGAAAGTCCAATAGTAATGTTGAATTGAGTTTCTGCAGAGACTGCTACTCTCTGGGTATCAATTCTTGTCCAAACGTTTGGAACAGTGAGCCTAAAGTTTCCTGATTTTTGTCCGTTAGTGCTTATAGAATATAACCCAGCTACTCCTTTAACATACGCAGATACAACCAAGTCTTCTCCACCTAAAGCAGCACCCATTGGAAGTTTTACAGTAGTAGTTGCTGATCCACCCCCTGTTGCAGAAATACTTAGAGAGCTGGTTCCATATTTAAACTCTGAGGTGCTTACTCCTAAAGTAGAGCCGGAAGCAGCAGTCCATTTAGTAGAGTTTTCTAAAGAAGATATAGAAACTAGGTTTACTTGGTTTCTTCTTTCCCAGAAACAATCGTCTGTTTTATAATAAGTATTGGCATTTGGATCTGTAGGAATTGGTGCGCCGTTTCCTTGGAAATAATCAACAATCTCAGTAGATTCGGCTAAAATTGCCCCATCAAAATAAAAAACATCCCCAGCAACAGCATTATCAATATAGATAGATACCTTGCAGAGTGGATTTCCGTAATCTGGCGTTGTTACAGAAGATACCGCCTCTACAGAAATTCTTGTAGCGCTGCTTGTAAGTGTTAACGGGTCGCTGTCAACATAGTATGGCTCCGGTTTAAAATACCTTCCGTCTTCGTCAATTAATACGGAGGTCTGTTCTTCTTCTGTTTGAGGCGCTGAAAATTCAATCCTAGCTTTTGCAACTTTTGTAGCTCCGCTTGCGTAAATAGCAAAGTTGTGTGGAGCTCCTGGGGTAATTGAAATCCAGTCCGATACTAAAGCTACTCTTCCATCAGATAAGGCGGTAAGTTTTGCTACAGAGTTTCCAAATACCGAAGAATTAGTTGGAGCAGGGGTTGCTTGAACAAGCTCTGCGTTAAAAGGTTCCCACCCACTTACTCCTAAATCAAAACCAGGATTTGGTATTAAGTTTTCAAGGTCTGTCTTTACATTTACCTTTACAAGTCTTGGATCTTCATATACAAGTGCAGGTAATTTTCCACTTACAGTAAACTCATTGTCAGGAACTTCTCTAAATTGAAGCATGTCAAGAACATATTTGTCTGAGGTAGCTGTAGGGGTAATAACCAAAGTAGGTTTGGCGTATACCGCGTTACTTGGAGCAACTAATCCATTCTCAATGTCTGAAGACGCTGATTTAAACTCTGACCAGTACCCTGTTGTTGCAGTTAGAGTAGGTCCAGCAACGCTGGTAGAAATAGACGTTCCAGAACTATCAAACCATTGAATTTTTGCTACTGCGGTAAAAGAATTAGTTATTGCTCTAATAAATCCTTTAAACATATATCTAGAGTTTGCTTCTACTGGAATTCCATAAAGAATTGCACTTGCTGAAGTAGACGGGCAACGTAGAGTAATGTCGCTGGTGCTTGAAGCAGTTACTACTCCTAAAGAAACTTGACGTAAAGGATAGTCTTTGTTAAACAATGTTGGTTTAGGTGGAGTTAGTGCAGTTCCTAATGTTGATAAGGTGTTGGCATAGGTACATACTGCTACAGTGCCATTAGTAGCTGCCCAACGACCTACAGATTCTTCAAAAGAAGAGTCGTTATAGTCTAAAAATAAGTTATTTCCATAAGTAATGCTGCTGTCCCAGTGAGTTAAAGCAGTTGTATAGGTTGTTATGCCAGCAGTAGTTCCCTTTGTAGAGTTTATAAAGTTTCCTGTCTTATACAGAGATCTGTGGTAGGTATCTCCAAGAGCAGGTTCATATATAAACCCTAGGTCATTAATTTTATTTTTTAATAGGCTTGAGGGTATTTTATAAGCATCAAAAGAGTTATACAAAAGCTCTGCCTGTGTTTTGATTTTGTCGTATTCAAACCCATAAGCATCTAATACGGCCGTAAACTCGTTATCGTTGTACTCTCCAATAGCGTCTCCAACACCTTGAACCTCATTTAACCAGGCAGCAGGAAGCCAATTTTTAAAGTAACGTTGAGTTTTATTTTCAATAATTGTGTTTACTTTAGAGGTTCCGCAATTAAGCCAACCACTTAAAGTACTGAAAATCCAAAGGGTATAGGTAACTTCAGCGCTTGCTTCAGATAAATCTGCTGCAGTATCTATGTAGTTTGTTAGGTAAGCTCCGGTGCTTCCAAATGCAATTGCATCTCCAGAGTAAGCTCCGTCAGGAGTACCAGTAAAAGTTTTTGTTAATCTCCAGTGTGTTAACTGTTCCCCTAACGCAATAGCTGCAGGGTTTGCAGTCACAGCTTTCCAACGTAAAGAGATTACTCCGTAGTCATATGCCCAAGCGGTAAGTTGGGAGGAGTAGTACAGACGGTCAGCGTCGCTTTGACCATACTTAAAGCTGGGATCACCGTAGATCCCAAATGCATATTTTGCCATGTTTTGCCCCTATTAGTTTACATACCAGCTAGTAAAAATGGATTAAATCTGTTTCCTTTAGCGATTGTCTCTATAGCGTTTACTACGGTTGTGAGGTTTGTGTAAGCAGTTCCACCAACGTAAAGAACTTCTGCGGTACCTACTTTTGGTAGACCATCAAAGTCAACATTAAATCGAAGGGTGTTTGCAGCGTTCCTTGTTTCAATAAGGTTTGCGTTTCCGGCAGTAGTTTTAGCAGCAATACCTACGATTCCTGATGCTGGAGAGATGCTGTCTCCACTTTTCTTAAAGTAAGGAGATCCAACAACTCCCGTAACTAATCCGGCTTCAATGTTAGCAAGTCTTGCTGACAAAGAACTCCAGGTAGCTGTTTGAGCAAATATGCCGGAGTAATTAGACGCGAGAAGGCTAGTACCTAGGGATACCTGAACAGCACGTGTTTCGTCTTGAAGGACGTTAACGTGATCGGCAAAAACCGTATCTACAAGGTCTACCTTTGGGGTAAACGATCTAACGGACGAAGGATACTGAGCGACCATTTCTCACCTATTCTATTCTCTTGGTTTATTCTCTAGGATTTTAGATCTGCTGTCATGACAAACCGCCCGTTACGTTAATAATTAAGTTAGTAGTCTGTAATACGGGGATTTGACCACTTGTAAGCTGAACTCCTGCGGTAGAGGCAGAGCTGCTGTTGTCTGTGTTTAACTTAGTTATAACAAGTGATTGGACCCCGTCTACTCCTGCAGCTTTAGCCATGACTGTTGAGTAAGCAACTAGTTGTCCAAAGTCAACGCTTTCATAAGCAAACAATCCGCCAGGGTTTAAGAATACGTCTCTAATTTCTTGTTCAACGTCTTCATTACTAAATGATGGATTAGCAGTAACTGTTAGGGTTACATAAAAATCTACATACGTTGGTGGTTGAACAGTAACGGTTGTGCCAACAGGGATTTTATCTGCTAAGTATGCGGACACTGCGGCAGATAAATCTGTCCAAGTTAACGTAGGAGATCCACTTACTATTCCAGGGGTTACTGAGTCATCATTTTGTGTTTGCAAGTATAAAGTTACTGCGCTGTATACGGCAGCTACTGCTTTTGTTCTTCCTACTGTAGGAACTTGAGCTGCTAATGCAGAGTAATCATTTAACGTTACTGCTCTGCGTCTAGTAGTTATTGCGTCTCGTACTTTTTCTCTAATTTGATCATTATCGTCTCCGTCAGCTCCTCCAAAGGAAGCGGAAGGGTTAGAAACAGAAAGGTACCCAATTGCTTCTGGAACGTTATTTCCCGGAATAAAGGTTACTTCTTCAATTGTTCCTGAATTAAGATTTCCCGCTGATCCAGCACTGATTCTGTACAAAGCGCTTATTACTTGGTTAGCAGGAGGAATAGCTCCATTAATTCCATCACCAAACTCGATAGAGACATTACCATCCTCATCAATGTTTGTAGTAAATACTAATTGGTTAGGGCCCGCCTCTGTAAGAGACTCTACATAACTCCAAGGAGTAAATGCAACGCCCTGACCAACATAAACAACTACAGAGTTATCTACAATATCTGTGTCAATAAGAGAAACAACCTGCCCAGCAGTTCCATCAGATACTCCAAGGTTTACTGGAAGTGGCTTGTTTGTAGTTGGGCTAATTAAGTCTGGACGGTCTGTGTTTACCGTCTTTCCTTCTTGACAAGCAAGAGTAACTGTATCTCCGGGAGCTAATTGAGTTGCGCTAGCTGTAGTCTCAAAATAAATTTCTGTAAAATCTCCATAAAGTAGGGTTGCAAGAACTTGAGTTCCTACAGGAATGTCAATAGCCTCATCGCTTATGTTTTCAAATACGACGTTTACTCTGGCTGGGGTTGGTCCAGATACACGGTAGCCATATAATCTTCCAATATCTACTAATGTTTTTCTACGGGCTGCTGTATCTAAATTAAGTTCATTTGCAACGCGATCAATGTAATAGGACATAATGTCGCCCATATATGCAAATGACTCTAAAAGAATAGAGCCAAGATCGTTAGGGTCGTCTGCGGTCCAGGCATAGTTTGTTCTAACATTGACTAAACTGGTTAGATCTTCTACCAGAGCTTGGTAATCTCTAGAAGTGTAGTCTATTTGGGAAGGTACTTCATTAGCCATTTTTCATCACCTCGTAGTAGTCGCGTCTGGATTTAGGGTTGTACTTACAACTGTAATACTGTCTGCTGTAAAATCTGGAAGGGTAACGTTAACTTCAACAGTCACAGCTCCAGTATCTAGAAAATTCTTAACGTTTATCTTTTCCACAGTAAGCTCTGGAATCCAAGTACTAACGGCTGAACGTATAGCTTGATTTATAGCGTCTTCAACCTTTCCTTGGTTTTCAAACATAGCTACAGCCATATTTGTGCCATAGGTAGGGCGCATAGGGCGTTCCCCTACTGCGGTAGACAAAAGAGTCAAAACCCTGTCTTGATAAATCTTTCGTTGATCTGTTGTGCTGGTTGTTTTACCAAACGGATCTAAAGTAAATGGGTATGAAATAGCTTTCATGCCTGTACTCCTATCCAAACTGGTTCTTCAAGTAATCCTGCAACAAACATAATCCACACCCTCTGCCCTTTATTTGGCACAAAGCGGTGCGGGGTGTGCTCATCTGTGTTAGTCGCATCGTTAAACATACTTGTTTTAGGATCCGACCCGTTCCACTTTTTTGCGGCGTTTACCGCAGTTTTATGTGGATGTTTAAGGGTACCAGCCCCTGCTTTTGCTACCACGGTTAACGCTGGAACAGTCGCTGAATCTCCTCGAGAATCTGTTATGGACGTACTTTGAGTAGTAAGGAGTGCGGCTACCTGGGAAGCTGTGTGCTCCTGATGGTCTGGGTGATTTGCGTTATAAGTAATAGGCAACACGGCCCTAGCCCAGTCAGTCACTTCTTGCCCAGTAACTGTAACTTGAACTTTTATGCGCCCCTTTTTTAGAGGGTCGTTAATCTCCTTAACAATACCCTCATAAATCCCATAGAACCTAACTCGTCCTTGCGGATCCTGCATGTACTCCGAGTCCATACCTATAGTCATTTTGCCGTCCAAGTAACTTGTCTGCCAACTTGTGAAAAGTCAGGAACTTCATTTTTGTATATATTAGGTGAGTACTTAGTAGCTAAAGGTCTTGTATTAGGGCCGGGGGTATTCTTAAAAGACTTAGTTTTCTTTACCCCAAGATCTATTTTTCCATTGTTTACACCTATAGCGTAGTTGTTTAACTTACTTCCTTTTGGTTTTAGAGACTGCCCGGACAGCTCAGCTTCAAAATCTCTTTTACCTAGATTTTTTCCAATGCTTGGGTCTGAGTCTCCTATGGAATCAGCACCTACAAGAGCCTCTATTTGGTAAGTTTGGTTTCCTCCACCAAAAATATGCTTAACTGCGATTACAACCCAGTATCCAGACATGTTTTGGTCTAAGTTATCTAAATAAATGGAGTCTCCAACACCAACATTGGCATTTCCAGCAAGCAATGCAATACCGCGATAGTTATATCTGTTTGCTTCAGCTAAATCTTCAGCAATAAACTTGGCTTCTGATATAGTTTTTGCAACTTCAAAGGGCAAATGTTTTACAAACTTTGCCTTTTTAGATGTTTTACTATGTGGACTCTTCATTATTTCTTTAAAAACTTTCTACTAGGTGTTACTGCGCCCTTTGTTTTCTTTTTAGCCGGTGCAATCTTATGTTTTGTTGCAATAGTCTTAT